ATGGGGGAACTCAATTATTTCTTGTAAAAGGAGATGGTTCTGCAACAATAGCCAACGGACTAACCCTAACTGATGGCAACCTTGTAGTAGCAAATGGTCATGGTATAGATTTTAGTGCTACATCAGATGCAAGTGGTATGTCTGGTGAAATTCTTGACAACTATGAAGAAGGAACTTTTGATATAACTATAAGAGATAATACAAGTGGTGGCAATACTGGTTCTGTAACTCAAACTAATAAATATGTGAAAATTGGCAATAAAGTTTGGATGCAATTCAATTTAATTAATATTACTACTACTGGCATGACTGGTAGTAATGTGTTGTATTTAACTGGATTGCCTTTTACGCCTGTTAGTGGTTCTTATGGGTCTGGCTCAGTACTTACAAATCAAGTTAATGTAGGTGCTGATTGTTTTGGATTGAGTTTATTTCAGAATGAATCTCAATCTTTTGCTTCTTTTTTACAAAACAAAGACAATGTTGGCTCTGAATCGTCAGTAGTAAGTGCATTTGATAATGGCACTGCTGATGCATTTGGAACTATGATGATAGAAGTTTAAGGAGAAAATAAATGGCAATAACAAAAACAGAAGAAATATCAAAAATTGAAGTCGTGCAAACTTGTATAATACAAATTGCGACAGACACAGTAATTAAAGAAGATGACGTAGAAATAAGTAGAACACGAAAACGTCATTCTATAATTCCTTGTGGATATAGTAAGGAAAAAGACAGCACTCCAAGTGATTGGGTGTGGAGTGACACAGATATAAGTGGAGAGGATGCACAGGTACAAGCAATAGCAAATGCTATTTGGACTGACAGTGTTAAAACTGCATACAAAGCTAAGATGGAAGCACAGGGGTAACAAATGACTAGAGCATCAGATACAGCAAAACTATTAGGAGCAGGTGCTACCATATTAGATGGTACAACTATAAGTACTGCTGATAATACAGACCAACTTACACTTTTATCTACTGATGCAGATGCTAATGTAGGACCAAACCTTAATCTATTTAGAAACTCTGGTAGTCCTGCCGATGATGATGTCTTAGGTTTAATTATTTATAATGGTCGTAATGATAATTCACAAGATGTGATTTATGCAAGACAGATTTCTTATATTAAAGACGCTTCTGATGGAAGTGAAGATGGTCAATTAACATTACAAGCTATGGTTGCTGGAACAATCAGAGACAGACTAAATATAACTCCAACTGAAATAGTTTTAAACGAAGAAAGTATAGATTCAGACTTTCGTGTTGAATCAGGTTCAAATGCTAATATGTTATTTGTTGATGGGGGTAATGATGCAGTTGTGGTAGGGCAATCTGCTCCTGATACAACTTTAAGTGGTGGAACACCTGCATTTCAAGTTATTGGTAGTGACCATTCGTCTTTTGCATCTTTAACAAGGAGAGTGGCATCTTCTAGTGGACCAGTTTTAATTTTAGCTAAAAGTAGAAATACAAGTGTAGGTTCACATACAGTAGTTCAAAATGGTGATGTTACTGGAGAAATTGTTTTTATTGCAGATGATGGAACAGACTTTGATTCAAGAACTGCAAGTATTAAATCTGAAGTAGATGCAGCTCCCGGTGCAAATGATACTCCGGGAAGATTAATTTTTATGACAACAGCAGATGGTGCAAATTCGCCAACAGAAAATATGCGTATTACAAAGGATGGTGACGTACTTTTTCAAAAAACGACTGCGGCAACTTCTGGTGCAGGAACATATTTTAATGTTCCAACAAATGTGTCAACGATGCCTGTTTATTTACGTTTCTGCAAAACTTATAGTGGAGTTAGAGAAGGAATAAGTTTTGCTCACAATGATTCACAAGTTGGTGGAATAACATTTAATGACTCAGCTGCATCTTTTAATACTTCCTCAGACTACAGATTAAAAGAATCCGTAACTTATGACTTTGATGCAACTACTAGATTAAAGCAACTTAAACCTGCAAGATTTAACTTTATAGCAGATGCAGACAAAACAGTAGATGGTTTTTTAGCACATGAAGTGTCAAGCATTGTACCAGAAGCAATTAGTGGAACTAAAGATGAATTACAAGTTTGGGAAGATGGCGAAAAATTACCTGATGGTGTTTCTGTGGGTGACAATAAACTTGATGATAAGGATAACACAATACCTAAATATCAAAGCATTGACCAATCCAAACTTGTACCACTACTAGTAAAAACCATACAAGAATTAGAAGCACGTATCACAACCCTAGAGAACGCATAACATGGAAATGGATGCAATGTTATTCTGGAACATAATCCTGACTATGGTCGTTGTACCATTCGGTTGGGCATTTAACAAGATGTTCCAAGAGGTCAAACGCATACAGATACTCTTGAACAAGACACGTGAGGACTATGCACGTAAGGATGATGTGAAAGATGATATGCACAATCTTATGGATGCACTCAAAAGATTAGAAGATAAGTTGGATAAAATATTGATTGGAAGTAGATAAAGTTTAATATGTCGGCATATTTATTTGGTCAGTTGAGTGACCCAAATACTAAAGTTTTATACCCACACTTTGATAAGTTTATAGACCAAGCTGCTAATATAGAATGGAATGTAACAGAAGATGTGTTGTATGTAGAAGGTCAACCTGTTACAGACTTGGATTCTATATTTGTAAGAAACAATGTGTTTGAGGAGAGCACACATAAGAAGTATAATAACTATTATATAATACAAGATTATTTACAATATCATAATGTAACTAGATACAACAAGAATCATCACTATGAGAAGACAACTAAGTTACACAACTTACTACTAGCAAAAGAATTAGGTTTACGTATACCTTACACAGAAGCATCAGAGAAGAGCACTAGAGATAACTCAATCATTAAACCTGTATTAGGTGGACAGCATACACTAGATGGCAATGAAGCAAGTTATCCTTGTATTATACAACAAAAGATAACAGGTAAGAACAAACGATTATATGTTATAAACAACAAACACTTCTCATTTGAGGTAGTCACAGATAAGTTAGACTACAGAGATGACCCTGAAAGCACAGTTGTTGTAACAGAGATAGATGATGTTACTGTAGAAAAAGTTAAGCACTTAATGTGTAGGTTAAATTTAGACTTTGGTGCTAGTGATTTCATGGAAGATGAAGAAGGACTATGGTTCTTAGAAGTGAATACAGGTCCTATGTTTGTAGCTTTTGATATGCAGGTACAAGGTAAGTTAGCTGAAACAATAAGATACGAACTTAATAATATATAGGTAAAATAATATGGCAATGTTTAAAGGCTTTAAACCACAGGGATTACAGAAGATAGCTAGTCGCATGGGATATGCAGGTCGCATGGAAGAGTTTGACAGCTATCTACAACAGAATCCTGATAAACAACGTGAAATGATTACATACGAAGAGAAAGCACAAGAGATGGCTCGTGGTGGTGCTGTACGTAAAATGCAAGAAGGTGGTATTGTTAGAGATGGTAGGGGTAATCTACTCAATTCAACCGGACAAACTATAGGTGCTTATACACCTTCTCCTACACAAGCTGCAGGAAGTAACATTAGACCTTTAGTAAATAATACTCAATATATTGAACCAACATTTCAAGGTGGTAATCCATACACTAGAGCAATAGGTGAAAATGGTGGTGGTGGTAATATGACACAAATAACCACTATGGCTATACCTGAAAATGGCAGTGGTGGCTTTGAGCCGATTGCTAAAACTATGGCTATAGGAGAAGATGGTGGTCAAGTACCTTTTCCTATTGCTAAAACTCAAGCTATAGGAGAAGATGGTGGAGGACCTGAACCTATTCTGCAACCCGGACCTCTGCCTTTTTTACCTGCAAACCCACCTGCTAATACTAATCAAGCCTATGTGCCTACAATCGGAACAAATCCGGGTCAAGTATCAGCCTATGGAACACCTAATGCACCTAAGAAAGTAACAGATGTTACAGCTAACTTAGCACAGACAGGTGCTATGCCTGTAGGTGGTGTGACACAACCTGAATTAACTAGAGTAGAAGGTGGTCAATTTGTAGACCAAAGAACAGGTCAATTATCAGGCACGCCTGTAGCAACAGCTTTTGGTGCAGACACTGCTCAAGCAGCACCTGCTCAAGAAATAGCAACTACTCAAATGACTGCATCACAGGTAACACCTGCTGTGCAGACTGCTGTACAAGCAAACCAAGCTGCTCAAACAGATGTAACAGACCCTAATGCTAAAGTTGTAGCAGCTCAACAAACTGCATCAAGTATTGGCGATTTAAATGCCGCACAAGGTAATGCAACATTACTAAACAATCCTGTACAAAGACAGATACAGTCAGGTGAATTGATTACAGGTGCTGCTGACGCACAGACAGCTTCTACATTTACTGAACAGATTCAAGCTGCCACAGCTACCCCAACAGAAAAAGCTACAGTACAAGGGCAACTAGCAAACTTAACTGCTAACTTTGATGCAAGCAATCCACCTGCATGGGCAGCAGGAACATTACGTGCTGTACAGGCACAGATGGCACAAAGAGGATTAGGTGCATCTAGCATGGCAGGACAAGCCATGATACAGGGTGCATTAGAGTCAGCACTTCCTATTGCACAGGCAGATGCCAATATACAGGCACAGTTTGAGACACAGAACTTGTCTAACAGACAACAAAGAGCTATGCTTGCCGCACAACAAAGAGCACAGTTTATAGGACAAGAGTTCGACCAAGAGTTCCAAGCAAGGGTCAAGAACTCTGCTAGGATAGGTGATGTAGCAAATGCTAACTTTACTGCTGAACAAAATATAGCATTAGAGAACAGTCGTGCCGCTAACACAATGAACTTAAACAACTTGTCTAATAAACAGGCACTAGTTATGGGTGAAGCATCAGCACTTGCTAATTTAGATTTAGCTAATCTAAGTAACAATCAGCAGGCAGCAGTTCAAAATGCTCAGTCTTTCTTACAAATGGAAATGGCTAATTTAAGTAATGAACAGCAGACTGCTCTGTTTAATGCTCAAGCTATAAATCAATCATTGTTATCTGACCAATCTGCTACTAATGCCGCAAGTCAGTTTAATGCAACATCCGATAATCAAACAAAACAATTCATGTCTAACTTAGCAAACAGCATATCACAGTTTAATGCTACACAGGCTAATGCACAGAATCAATACAACGCAGGCGAACTAAATACTATTGGTCGTTTTAACACAGAGATACGAAATCAACGTGACCAATTCAATGCACAGAATCAATTAGCTATTGCACAGAATAATGCTGTATGGCGAAGAGAGATTGCTACAGCAGATACTGCTACAATCAATCGTGCTAATGAGTTAAATGCTAAAGCAGTGTTAGATATATCAGACAATGCCTATAATAACTTATGGTCATTCTACTCTGACACTATTGAGTGGGCATGGAAGAGTGCTGAAAGTGAGCAAGATAGAATTAATGCACTAGCAGTGGCAGAAGTCAGTAAGGAAGCACAGGAATATGCAGCCAACGCATCTAAAGCTGCCGCAGGTAAATCGGCACTAGGAACAATTATAGGCACTATTGGTGGTGCTTTAATTAGATAAGGAATAAGCAATGTCACAAATGTTACACAATCCAGCTAAAACAGCATATATGAGATTTGATGCTATAGCTAAAACAATGAAACGAGTTCCTAATGCACCAAAAGAAAAAGGTAGTGGTGTTAAAGGTTTATTAAAAAGAATGAAGCAGATATCTAAAGATGATGATAAGGAACAAGAGCCTTTAGAAATAGCAATAGATTATTTTATAGCTATAAGACAACAGAGAGAAAAACTAAAACAGGAAGATAAATAATATGTATGAGAATAGACAAGAACCTGTATTTGATACTCCTGTCCCGGGCATGGGTATGACACATGAGGTCGGTGCTAGACCTTGGCAACAACCTGCTCAGTACACAAAGATTGACGAGGTTGCACAATTATATGTGGCTCAAATGCAAGATGAAGTATTTATGGAAAATACACTTAATCTGTTAGAAACTAAAATGCCTGTCACTATGATTGCTAATGCTCTTCAGACAGCTAATGTAATGAATGGCATACATAGTATTGATATAGGTGTGTTATCATTACCTATAATTATGGAAATGATTATGTTGATTGCTGATACAGAAGGCATAGAATATGTAACAGGCACTGAAAGAAATATAGAAGCAGAGTTACAGGATTCAAGCATACAAGCTGCTATACAACAAGTAGAAGATGAAGGTAAAATGGCTAGAGAAGAAGAGCCAATTCAAGAAGAAGAGCAAGTAGAAATGGAAAACATGTCAACAGGCTTAATGGCTAGGAGAAGTTAATGGCTAAAGATAATAAAGTAATCGAAGATGAAATGAAAAAAGATGCTGTTACGATGGAGTCATCTTCTTCTGATTATGGTTTCTTTGATAACAAATATGTAAGAGCAGGTTTAGCAACTGCATTAGCTGTGTATGCATCTAAAAAAGAACCTTACATGCTAAAAAGTTTTGCTGATAAGATGAGTGAGTTTGAAAAGTATGACAGAGATACTAGAGCTAAATTTATAGAAGCTGCCACAGCATCAGCTACAACTGAAATAGCTAAAAATAAACTAAGAAGATTACAAAGAAGAGAAAAAATTGCACCTGAGATAAAAAGAGCAGTAGAGAATGGTATGAATCCTATTATAGCAGGTAAAGCATATAAAGCTGGACATCTTCCTACTTTAATGAAATTAAAATTAAGAGATGCTAATTTAAATTTAAATAGTTTATATACAGTTACTGGTGAATACAAAGATAATATGGGTGGTTTTTCCGAAACTGATGTTATTGAAGCTCTTGCTGGACCTACTTTAAAACTAGACAACGCATTTAATAACTTAAAAGCTCCACGAACAATAAGTCCTATACGAAACTTTTTAGGTGGGGGTGACGATGGAAGTGCTCAAAAAGAAATACAACAAAGGATAGATTCCCAAACTACATCTTCTGATGACTATAAATCTATAGACTATAGTGGTGTGGAGGTTTCTGATTTAGGAACAAGGGCATTAGCTTCTATGCAGAAAGTAAGAAATATTACTGCTAATCAAATTAAATCAAATTTTACAAGAAACTTAGCTAATGTTTTAGGAATAAAATCAGCTATTACATCTAGTGGTGATTACGTATTTGCAAGTGACGATAAAATAAATGAAGGATATGGTTTAGATATTGCTAATCGCATGTCTATGGAAGTTGAGGATTTAATAACAAAAGATTTTATGTCACCTGCTGATGCTCAATCACAAGTTTTTAATAAATACTTTAAAACAACAGGTAAGGGTTTAGCAATAAATAAAGATGTTGTAGGACCAAATGGACTAAAAATATTACCTGCTGGATGGACACCTGCAAAATCAAAAGGTAGTAACACAGGTGGTAACACAGGTAGTAACACAAAAGTAACATTACAGTCTTTAAAAGATAAGTGGGCAAAAAAGAAAGCAGACCTTTTAAAACAATATAAAGGAAATAAACTTAATGTAAACTATAAATCAAAGATAGCATCTCAAGGTGCTGGATTTAGAGCACAATATAAAGTATTAGGTGGTAATCCAACCGACATAGATTTAACTCCGTAGGTTTATAGTATATGTTAGAAGCTACACAAAAACGTACTTATAATTACTTAAACGAAGAAGATAAAGTCAAAGAAAATATCATAGAAAATGATGACTTTATTGAGGATGCTCGTGGGTTTTTACAGAAACGTGAAGGCTATACAGATGAAGATTTAGCCACTAAAGAAGATATATATGATGCATATATGGAACATTTTCGTTATCAAAACGTTAATGAAGTTACTGCTATACGTGACTTAGAATATGCACAAAATGCTAATCAAGAAGAGAAAGAACAGTTTGCTAGATTAATAGACTTGTTTGAGACACAGAAGAGTGAAGGCTTTTTCAATGCAGCAGGTGACTATATACAAGGTATAGCATCTGCACCATCTACATATGCAGGAATAGCAACAGGGGGTGCAGGTAAACTTGCGGCTCTTGGTGGTGTTAATTTAGCAAAAATAGGTATTAAGAAACTACTAGGCGAAGGCATAAAGAAAAGTGCTATTAGAGCAGGTTTGACAGAAGGTGCTATTGGAACAGGTCAGGGTCTTGCACAAGAAATGACCAAAGAAGAAACAGGCTATCAAGATGATATTAGTTATGGTAATGTAGCATTAACAGGTGGTATATCAGGTATCACAGGTGGTGTTATCGGAGGTGGAGCAGGCATACTTCAAACAAGACAAGCACTTAAAGCTGCTGAAAAATTAGATGTAGCTCAAACAGCACAGAAAACTTTATCTAAAAAGGCTAATGCAAAGGCAAAAGCAACCCTACAAAAAAATAAAAATTCAAACGCACAAAAGTATATTAGTAAAAATTTAAATGCTCTTGACCCTGAAAAGGTAGACTTAGGAATAGGAATTGCAAGAGAAATTGCTGATGCCAAAGAATTAGGAACTCTCACAGGTAAACTTCCTACCGAATTATATGAAAACATTTCAGCTGCGGCATTAGATTTGGCGGCTAAAGGTAAGTTAAAAATAAATAAAGGTGATAGGATTACTACAGTTCTTCAAAGAGCTATAGCTGATGGTGATTTAAAAGTACCTGAAATAACAAAAATATTAAAAGAATATAACTTAACTGCTGATAAATTTTCTTTACTATATAAAGCTGAATTGTCTGAAGCTGGTAAAACTATGCAGGTTCAAAGTAACCTAGTGCAGACTATGCAAGCTAGTTTGAAGGAGTTAGAAAATGCTGGTGTATCTACTGTAGGTGCTCGTGAAGCAAAAGAGATAGCAGAAAATGCAAACAAAGGAACATTCTTTAAAGACTTAGATAGATTAAGATTAGGTGCTATGACATCTCAGCCTGCTACTACAATGCGTAATAATATAAACGCAGGTCTTAGAGTAGCAGTGGATATGGGTGTAAGAGTAGCTGACAATATTTTAAATCTTAGAAATCCATTTGATAGTGTTTTTGATGTTGCTAAATATATGTTTAATCCATCAGAAGCAAATGTTACTAGACAATTACTAGAAGGTAACATGCCTGACACAGCACGTAAGTTATTTAGAGATGCGGCAGATTTAGCATCTACTACAGGTGGAGAATCTAAACTAGCTCAATTAGGAACTAAATTAAACTACTTTAACACTATGTCTGATAACTTTTTTAAACAGGCTATGTTAACAGCTTCTTTGCGAAGAAGAATAAAAGATGCAAATATTAAAGGGTTAGGTAATGATTTAGATGAAATAATTGCCACAGGTAAATTTAATCAAATACCTGACGATATAATGAATAAATCTATAAAAGATTCTTTGGAGTTTGTGTATCAATCGTCATTTGAAGGTGCTGACAAAGGACTTATAGCTAGAAAGACTAGGGGATTTTTAAAAGCTCATAGAGATATGCCCTTTGTTATATCTTCTTTTATGCCCTTTCCTAGATTCGTAGCAAACCAACTAAAATTTTTATATGACCATGCTCCTGTCATAGGATATATTGGTTTAGAAAATATAGGTAAAAAGGCAGGGTATAAAAAGGCTACTTTAGCAGGTTTTGCTGACAGTAAATTAGTGAAAGAAAAAGCAGCTAAACAAATAGCAGGTGCTTCTATGTTTGCCACTGCTTTAGCTTGGAGAAATCAACAAGGTGATGGGGTAACATGGAGTGAGTTTAAGGATGATAAAGGTGACATAATTGATGGTAAGGCTTTGTATGGTCCTTTTGCACCATTTATGTTAGCCGCAGATATATACTACAGATGGAGCAAATCAAATGTAGGTGGTGAAACAGATATAGGGGAGATTGCACCGTCACGTGAAAACTATGTACGTGAAACATTACAGGCTTTAGCAGGGTCACAGTTTAGAACTGGATACGGTCTTTATGCCATAGATAAGATGATTGATGATTTATCAGGAGAAGGAGATTTTATAGGCTCTAAAGGAGAAAAGATATTAGGTGAATTTGTAGGTAATGTTGTTAATACATTTACTATACCACTATCTCCGTTTAAGGATATATATAGTCAATTTGATAAAGAATCAAGATTTGTTCCTGAAACTAGGATGTCAGGAGAAGTTAATTTTCTAGACATAGTTATGAAAAGGGGTTTTCGTGCTCTACCTGATATAGGTCCTGAATATGATATGCCTTTAGCAGACCCAACTAAAACAGGCAGAGTAATTGCTATTAACCCACTAGAAAAACAAATGTTTGGTTTTACTAGAAGACCTAAGAAGAACACTCTACAAGCAGAAATGGGCACATTAAATCTTCAATACTATAATATATACAAAAGAGATAGTAATGACTTAATTGATTTGTACACAAGACATAATTTAAGTGAAGGTGGTGCAGAAACTAATCTAAGTGAAAGAATGAAAACAGTTATTGAGTCTAAGGAATATAAGAGAAGAACTACCCTTCAAGAAAAAAGAGATTACTTGTTATCTAAGGCTAAAGAAGTAACAGCTTTAGCAAAAGATAAAGCAAAAACAGAGTTAGAAGAAGAAAGTAAGGGAACAGGCAAATTAAGTGTTGTAAAACAGCAGATTTGGGGTAAGATACCTGAAAGTGATAGAAAAACATTAGACACAATATATAAGAGATTAATGAGAGAAGACAAACTAGCTTTTGCCGATGAAGGTTCACAAGAGATAAAAGATATAAGGTCTAACTTGAATAGAATGATATTAAGACCAAATGGAGAAGTTATGCCTTTATATCAATGGGCATTAGAAGTTCATAGTAGGAGACTTACAGACTGATGCGTGGATTTGAATTAGGAACTGAAACAGATAGAATGTTTGCTGATGCTGAACAGAAACGTGCAGAACGTGATGTAGGCAAGACAGAGTTCCAACAAGTTGTTGATGCAAGTGGAACAAAGCCAATGACTGCTGAAGAGTTGGCATACACAGGTGCATCCATAGCACCCATCACAGGTGATATCATTGCATATAAAGAAGCACCTGAAGATTTTGAACGTGCCTATGAATTACTTAAAAAGGGTTACAAAGAAAAAGACATTGTTAATCTAGGATTAGGTACTGCTTTTGCAGGATTAGTTGCACTAGGATTAGTTCCGGGCATTGGATTTATAGGTAGAATGGGTAAAAGTGCCGCAAAAGATAGTATAAAAAAAGCTATACAAGAAGGCAATTTGTCTGAAGCTGCAGATACTATGGTCAAGACAAGTAAAACATTTCAAGATAAGGCACTTGTAAATAAACAATCAGAAGCACAGCTTAAAAGATTAGCTGAAGCGAGAGAAGAGTTTAAAAATTTAAGTGCTAAAGAAAGAAAGAAAAAGTTTAAAAGACTCAATAGACCTGATGATATTACAGTGTATCACGGTTCTAAGGGTATGCAAGATAAGTTAGCTTCTTACAAAGACTATCCAAAAGGAACAGCTACTGTAGACTCAACTAGAAAAGATATGTTAGTTAAAGAAGGCTTTCAACCCTACACTAATGTTGAGGAAGGTATAGCAAAAGATAGGGGTACATTTAAAGAAGCTAGAGGATTAACAGCAGGAGATGGATACCACGCAGAAATACGTGACTCTAAATTATTATCTACGTCACGTGACCCTAACGTTTCTATGTCTCCATCTTTTACTAATCCTGACAGTATAGTTGATGCTGATAATAATATTATTTCTGGACCAATCATAGAAAATTTAATTCACGCAGAAATACCATATGACAAAATGAAAAATATGAAACCTGATGACTATATGGATTTGACTAATAGTTTAGCTAAAAATAATGAGATTAGAAAAGTATTGACAGAAAAGTATTTTAGCAAAACAAATAAAAATGAATTTGGTGCTACTATGTTACCTAAGTCAGGTCATGTCGAAGCTGAATTAGCTGTAGCATTTCCTGAATACTTTAAACCCAAATCTATATCAGACTTAAATCCTAAAGATGTTGACCGTAGTATAAGCTATGTTTACAATAAAAGGGGTGAGCTAAAAAGTCCTGCTGAAATGTTTGAAGGTAAAGATATAGGCAAATTAGATACTCCTGAAAAGATTAAAGCAGCTAAAATAGCATTTGAAAAAGCTGATACTTTTTTTGAAAGGATTGGTTCAGGAAAAGGTAGTGACCTAGAAAAAGCAATCTTTCCTACACAAAATAAAATATCTAAAGAAGAAGCAGTAATCAGTAGAAACAAAGCCTATACTAATATTAAAGATACATTGTCTAGCATGGCTGAATTAGCTAAATATACTAGTGAGTTTGGTGCTAGGGGTTCGTATGATAAATTTTTACAGAAGATGGGAACTTATGCATATGAATTTGACAAACTAGCAGACAAGTTTCCTGAAGGCTCAGAAAAATACACTAATCTAAAAGTGCTGTCTACTTTAGCAGATTTTGGATTTTATAGTGGTCCTCTAGGAATGTCAAATATGCGTAAAGGATTTAGTGCTAAAAAAGCCTTGAACAATGTGTCTGATAAAATAAAGAAAAAAGAAATAGGTACAGGTTTAACTGCCAATAAACAAATAAAAGAATTTTTAACACAAGACCAAAATCTTATGTCACCTAAATCAACAAAAGGTATGACTAGTTTAAATAAAACATACAAAGAACTAAAACCACGAGAAGCGAAAGAGATGATATTAGAATTAACTAATCGCTTCAATCGTGGTGGTTTAGTCGAACAAAAAGGTTTAATGACACGTAACTAACGATTATCGCCTGACCCATGTAATGTTCCACGTTCTTTCCTACTATGTAACTTCTTCAAGTTTTCTTTCAGAATATCATTCAATGGCACACCAACTTCCTTTGCCATCATAGCACAATACCAAATTACGTCACCTATCTCTGATGCTATAGCAATCTTCTTCATTTCAAAGCCTTCCACATCTTCCCCATCACGTATAAGTTTCTTTACTTTGCCTGCTACTTCCCCTGCTTCACTTGTCATACCTAATGCTAGGTATTCCAATGCTTTTTCTTTAGGGAAGATAGCAGTTTGACCTGCCAAGTCTTCGTATTTGTCAGGGGTTAATAATTCATTTATAAATAACTTATCCTTCATGTACTTCCTCGCTTCTTCTTCTAGCTTCATCCCTTTGTACCTTTTCTAACTGATTAAAATACGCAGTGTTGTAACCACGTTGCCATTCCTTTCTTTCTAGGTCGTTTGATTTCTTAGATGGTGACGCAAGTATTACTCTTGCATTACCTACCTTACGTGTGTAAGGTTTACTATTAAAAGATGCATAACCTCTATCAAACATGTGTTTAATAATATGTTGAGGTCTCTTATTCTTCATACTTCTTCTCCTCTTTATTGAATATTGCATTTAAATCTTCTAAGTCTTCAACGTAAAACCATTCTCCTTTTTTATTGTATTTCTTTTTAACTAATAATTTATGGATACTTCTTTCAGCTACGTGACGATTAGCTACTTTATAAAACATAACTAACTCGTAGTTTCTAAAAGGTGAGCCTGTTTGATATGCATTTAATCTGTCTTCAGCATTAACTGCCTTACCAATCTTATACCAATTAATCCAAGCTGTATTTGCTATGGCATATATTTCTCCTTCTTTTGTCTGCTCTATCTTTTGATGTGACCATGCATCATCAAGAGACTTGTATCTGCCCGGCTTATGCAAAGGATTAGACTTGGGTATGTATTTACCATTAACAAACATTCTAGTTGTATTCTTACGTACATAAGAAGCTAACCTTTCTCGTCTGCCTGATGGTCTTACATACCATAGTTCTCCATCCTCGAATGTAGCAGGTGTTCTTAAACTATCTGTTAAGTCCATTATATCTCCTATTTACTTTTAATTTCTTTAGGCTTTTCTTCCTGCTGTGCAGGTCTCTCAAAGAATCTAACTAGATTATTTAGTTTACCGTTCTCATGTTCTAGTAAAGATAACTCTTTTTCTATAGTTTCTACAATAGAAGGATGGTCTCCTATACCTACAGGATTAGTCATCATGGCTTCTATATTAGCTATATGACCATTTATCTGTCCTGATATCTTACTCTTTAGTGCTTGTAATATCATTTCTCTCATTTTATACTCCTTTTTGGTTTTGGTTTTAAATGTAAAAACTCTCGTATGTGTAACTTTCTACCACGAAAGAAAACTATTAAGTTTATTGTCGTATTAATAGAGATGGCAATAAGTAACCACCACTGCCACCATAATATTTCATTTGTTGATTCTAACATTAACTAGCCTGTATGTCAACCATCTCACACGCATCTGCTGTGCAAGCTAGTTCCCTTCCACCACTAGTTGTATCTTCCTTCTCGTAGTCTGCTAACTTTGACCAATCAATAGACTCAGGCATTTCATGCGATAGTGCATAATACTTTGCTTCATCTATGTCTTGATAGGGTGCTTGAGCATATGTGTGGTCACTGAATGGTAAGAAAGATATACCTGATACTTCATCAAAGTTATCATGTACCCATGCTCCCACTTTCATCCACTCATCTTCCTTAACAGATACAGTAACAGAAGGCTTGTGCTCACACCAATGTCTTTGGAATGTGAGCCAGTATTCTAGCTGTTCTATGGCTGTCATCTCTGTCCTAGTGATAGCACCTGAAGGTGACTTCATAGGAAAGCTAAATACCGTTGTGCTGTCAGGCTTCATAACATCAGGTTCACTAGGTATGCCACTTTCTTTCATAAACTGTGTGATAGGGTCTTTGTTATCGCCACGTACAGTTCTGATGTAGTAGTCATTGTGTCTAGCATGAATACCTGAAGCACTGTCAACTAATTGACTAACTGTTCCACTAGGTTTGACACAAGTTATAGCAGTTGACTGTGGTATGCCTAAATCTTTAGCAAACTTCTTATTAGTTTCAACTGCTACATGTCTTAGTATTTCTAAGTTGGATTCTAAGTTACTGTTGTCAGGTGATAATACAGGACAGTCAAGTATACCTGTCAAAGATACACCTAGTAATCTTTCCTCTTCCGTATTATCTTTCCATACTTTACGTAAATATTTAAAGTTAGTAAGAGTAGATTGAAATGTGCCAAGTATAGTGGCTGTACGTACTTTCTCTTGTAAAGAAAGCATATCATCGGTCTCACGTGCAACAACCTCTGTAAGATTACAGAACTGATAAGGTCTAAGTATAATCTCACTACATGGATTGCAACCAAACTCATAATATTCAGGTAGTCCGTAACGATTTTTAAAACCTGTTTTAGATTTACGTCTGCCATTTTCTTCTACTTTCCTTATGGCTGCATTTCTATTAAATATTCCACGTTCACCTGACTTAGATTCATATAAAGCTGTCCATTCTCGCATAAACGTACCCATATCAGGCTTACCTTTAAATGCTATAGAGTTATTAGCTAATGACCTTTGACCTTCATTATCCCACCATTGACCTGACTTAGCATGTCTCATTTGGTCATCGCCTAAGTTAGACAATGATATAAGAGCAGACCTACGTACACCACCAACAACTACAACTTCACCAATCTTGCACATAATGTCATGGCACTCAATAGGAAACAATCGTCTACCTTTAGCACCTTTAAACTTCTGTATGCAGAACTGAAACAACTCAACTAATGGTGCAGGTCCTGATGCCCTGCCACCAAATGTCTTTAGTCTTGCACCTGCTGGTCTTACCTGTGATACATCCCAAGTAGGCACTTGCCCTACATATAACATAGCAATAAGTTCTCTCAATGCCTTTGCCCATCCGGGTCTGCTATCTCCAACGGTGATGATAGTAGTGCTGTCCTCAAAGTGTTCATTCACTATGGGTAGCTTATCTACATTCTCACGTTCTACAGAGAAGCCAACACCTGTGCCACACATAAGTATGTACATACATTCATCAAATGAACGTGGACTATCTACAGGTATATAGCTACAGTTGTAACCACCTACGTGACATCTATCTAGTGCAGGTCCTGCTGTCATCAAGGCTCTCATACTAGGCATAACACCTAAGTTCATTATCTGTGATGTCATCTTTTCTTTCAAGGCTTTAGTTACACTATAGCTATAATTATTTTTTAGGTGTTCCTCCATGTAGTCAAAGTATCTGTCTACAGTTTCTCCCCAATTTTCTCTACGTTGTTCATCGTCTTTCCACCTTGCATAGCGAGACAGTGCTATGAAGTTTTGATAGTCAGTTGGTAAATAGTTACTTAGCATTTCTTACTCCATTAATACTTTCATGTTTTTAACTTTAACACCTTCTAAATCGTGAAACAATTCATTCATATAGTCTTCAAAATCTTCAGTGACATCCCCATCTGAAGGTATGGGATAATCTTCAGGGTCTACCTCAAGGGTAAGCATGATTTTAACTTTTATCATCGTAGACCTCTATAAGTTTATTAAGATACCATTGTGCCTTTTCTAAATCTTCAACACCATTCTTATACTCATATCGCCATATATACTTTAGTATATTCCCCTGTAAATAATATTTAAACCCTTCATTAGTTGCAGCACCGATAGCATCAATAGTTTCGATACCTGCTTTGTTGTAATGAACAGGGTGATTAACCATGTCTTGCATTTCAATATTATCAGATTGTGTATCTGCCTGTTTCTGTCTCATCTTCATGTACTCCATGTGTCTTAACATTACGCATTACCTTCTGTGTCTGCATCGAAAGACAATACCACAACATTGTCGTGTCTGTCAACTACTTTTCCTTTTTTATTTTCAGGGGTATAGGTTACTTCATCAAACTCTACAGCTTTATCCTCTAGGGTTTTTCTTATGTATTCATCCTCTTCCATAGCAGGAACAGAAGAACAAACTACTTTGCAAAAAGAAAGTACACCATAGTAATCATCATCTGTTAGTGGATTATCAATAGATGTAACAATAGACAAGTCAACTTCTCCTGTCCATACTCTTTTACTATCTAATTTAGGTCTTACACTAATTATAAAGTCTTCTTTTTTTATTTGATTAGTTATATTGTTCACGTTGTTCTCCTTACTTTTTTACCCTTAAATTTTATAAATAAAGGATGCCTGTTTTTACCCTTTTCTTTTAGCCAATCTTCAGGTATTATCCTGTCATAGTATCGGAATCCATGTTTAATACACCACTCTGCGTATGTAGATTTCGCACCTTTACTTAGCTTACTTCGACTGTTTGTAAATACAAATCTAATATCTAGTTTAGGATGTTGCTTCTTAATGCACAAGTGTTTTCTTCTGTCTGTTGTTAGGAATCTTCCTTTCGTTTCTATTATTATACCATTCTTTAATATAAAATCAGGGGTATAAGTGCGATAGGCTAAGTCTTCCCACTCTATCTTGATACTTTCATAATCATAATTATACTTTATTGTATCGAGAGCCATAGAAATCTTATGCTCTAAACCACTCCTATACCCATACTTTATTGCTTCTCGTCTTACTTTATGAGGAGACACTTAAAAGTTTCGCCACGTTATACCATTAAAAGGATTATACGCAGGTGTGTATCCCAAGTTTTTCAACTCTTCCTTTACAGCTTCGTCAGCTACCTTTCTAGCTTCCATAGCATCACGCAAACCTGCTGTACGCATTTCACGATACTCTTTTTTGGCTTCAGCTAATTGCTTTTCCATTTCTTCTATATTTTCTTTTAGTTCATCTAGTGATTTACTCATGCTACTCTCCTTTCAGTTTTATATATTGAACCATCTTAGGTTCTTTAGCTTGAGACATTTGTGCAGGTAGTTCTTTCAAACCATCCCAACAAGATTGTCTATATGAACAAAATGTACAGTTTTTATTTAGTACCATGTTACCTGTAGGTTTACCCCTAAAGGTTTCAGGTTCAGGTTCAAAGCACCGTACTAACTTTTTAGATTCAACTGCTTTAATAGTCTTTTTAACTTTATTAAGTTCTTTATCCATATCAATGTTAGCAGGAACATATTTAAATTGACCATTAGCTTTGTTTACAACCCACCAACCACCTGCTCTGTAGCCTGATGCTTTTGCGTATCCTGCAAGTTGTCCTACGTATCCAAAGCTGTCTCCTGAAGCCAATGACTCATAGGAGTCAAACTTATACTTGTACGACCAATCAGATGCAGACTTGATATCGTCTACTGCTCCATCAACAACTAGGTCGTAAGAGCCTGATATAGTATTCTTGTCATCAATTTTAAGTGCTACAGTATCGCTGTCTTTATAATCGACTTTAGCTTCTGTGAGTAATGCCTTAAACACAGACTCGACTATATCGCCAATCATCATGTTCATAACAAACGTAGTGGGTCTAGGTAGTGCAGTCTCAGGTCTATTCTTTTCAAACCATAGTTGACATGAGGGTCTACCTATATTAGACATGCGTAACCTAAACCCATCTCGCTTATTACCACCTGCAAACTGACGTTTAAGTGCTTCCTTTATTTCTTCGCCTACACGATTAATAGTTTCATCACTCATTGATGTCAAACCCTTAGAAGCATTTTCTAAGTATTGACTAATCGCCAATTCACCACGATGTTGCATTAGGCTACCTCTTCTTCTATATCAATAAAGTCACCAACAACAGAGTTGTCTTCTTCATTATGCTTTTGACTTGCTTGAGAATCCCACTCATTAATGATGTAACTATTGTAGTTCTCCACCCAAGCTAAGAAGTTAGCAAATGTTTCTTGGTCTTCGTTAGATAACTCTATGGTCTTAGACATATCTAAACTAGCAGTAGGTAAGTAAAAACAATTACCATTAGGTAACTTTCTTTCTTCCGTACCAAGTGTCACATTATGCTGAACAGGTAGTCTCTTCATTTGAGATAACTTCGTGAAAGGCATAGCCATTATCTTGAAGGCATCTCTATTGTCAATCTCCCATATAAATGGCTGACTGTCTACTTCAGTAGCTTCTCCCTTTTCATTGGTTGGTTTAATTAAGTCAACCATACCAAAGATAACACGGACACGTTTTATCTGCTTGATAAGTTCCTGTGTCTTCTCAGGAAGAGATTTGAAGTCTTGGATATATCCTGATGGTTTACCACAGTTGAAGCCACCCTGATTATCCTTCAAGTCTATGTTAAGATTATCTGCCATAAGAGTTTTATGATATGTACCCATAGGCTCACCTGCTTTCGCAGACATATTCTTTACAAACCTTTTGTACATAAATCTCTGTATGAAGGGTCTTATAGTAGCAGATGTTGCATAGATAGCTTTATCGTCAGGTATATCTAACTTATAAGTACCACCTTGCACAACTTCTACATTCATAGACTTGCCTTGTACTTCTGCTTCACCCATAATAGGTGAATGATTTATCTTTAATCTAGGTAAAGTGTTTGACTTCTTATCACTAGATGAATTTTCTCCTGCTATGCCCATAGCCTTCGCCATTGCGGCATAATTACTTGTATCTATAGTTACTAAATCACTCATTTAAGTTTTCTCCTTTGTAAAAGTTTTATTGTTATATCATATTATGTCTTTGGTGTCAAGCCAATTATTACCTATTTTTGCTTCTAATAGTAAAGGTACATTAAAATCAATGTTAAACTTACGATTAATAATACTTAGTAGGTCTTGATTAGCTGAATGTAACAGGAATAATACCTGCTTCTCTTCTTCAGGATGTATGTCTATGACGATAGAATCATGCACACTGTTTACAACACAGGATTTTAAGGTAGATAGTAGTTTATCTACGTGCATAAGTATGAGAGGAACTATATCAGCAGTAGCAAAACTCTGCACAGGATAATTCTTGACCTGTGTGAAGTGTGTTATCTTACCACTTGCATATCGTTTAGCATCAGGAAATGCAAACTCTCTACCTGAAGGTATCTTTATCTTACCTGTATTCATAACTTCTTTAGCCAACTTGGTGTGCCAAAGTGCGATTCCTTTGTACTTTTCTGTGAAGTGTTTATAATATGTAGCCTGAGAAGGTGTCCTTCCAAATCCTGTTGCTCCGTAGAGGGGTGCAAACGTATGTGCCTTCGCTTCTTGGCGAGATGTCTTCTCACCAGCATCACTAATAACACGAGCAGTATAACTGTGAACATCAAATCCATCTTCTATCTCCTTCATAGCAGTTTGGTCTTGTGATAAAAATGCAGCAGCTCTGAACTCTAATTGTGCAAAGTCAGCTTCGAGTATCTTGCCACCCTTCCAACGTGATACGAATACCTTCTTAACAGGGAATGTACCACCTCTAGGCATATTCTGCATGTTAGGGTCAGCACCACTAAATCTACCTGTCGCTGTCCTGTGTTGTAGTAGTCGTACATGCAACTTACCATCAGGCTTTATGTGTGTCTGTATGCCTTCGACAAAGGAAGATAGGTATGTATCTAATGCTGACAGTCTCTGTAAGTCAGACAGAAAGTTCATGGCACTAGTCATATTCTTTTGTTTAGCTATAGTATGTAGTGTTCCTAGATTATTCTTATTGACACTAAAACCATTAGCACTAACCCATTTAGCATTGGGAGCATTAAACTTTAAACCACCTACCACCATTCTGTCAGGTATAAATAAGTAGCCACTAGAATCACACACACTACACTTGGTAGGTCTAGCAAAAGGAGTTCCATCTTTCCTTACCTTTCTAACATGCCCTGTACCTAAACAGGTCTTACATTGTTCTGCCTTTGTTTTATATACAATAGTAGACTTAGTGGCTACCATTTGCTTGTAGTCAGTAGTATCCATATAAGGTGTAAAGTTATTTGCCCATAGTGTTTTATCTAAAGGCTTTCTACTATATATAACCCATGACATCTGTTCAGGACTATTGAGATTAATAGGTGTGTCTCCCATCAATTCCTTTACTTGCTTGTTTAGTCTGTTCTCTATATCTTGTTTCTCTTGTTCAAACTGCTCACGAACAGAATCCAAAGCATCTCTGTCTACAGTGAATCCTCTCTGATATATTCTAGCTAGTGTTGTAGCTACTTGATTAGTAAACAGTACAGTCTCCATAAGACTAGCATTATCTACTGTGTTTAGTCTTCTGTATATAGAATCACTTAATTGTTGTGTAGCTTTCAAGTCAGCAGATAAATAGTCTGACAATTCCTGTCGAGGAATCTCATCAACAGATACATTATTCTTAAAGTATTCTTTCATAGTATCTTGTTTCTTTGTATCTAGGTCATGCCTAATTGCACATGCTTCTAGTGACAATGGTTCTTTCTGCCCACGTTGTAGTATATACTCACCCAACATGGTGTCAAAGACTGTGCCATCATACTTGAATCCACATTCCCACAGCCACAATAAATCGTGTACAATATTGTGTCCTATAAGGACAGTTGCTTGGTCTAACAACTCCTGTATATTAGAACGTACTCTTGTAATGCTGTATAAGTTATCATCTAAATCATCCATGTGAAATAAATGCTCTTCACCTTTGTCTGTTAAACATCCCACCATTACTAGCTTGTTGTTCTCTTCAAATGGGTCAAGGTGTAACTTACCACCCCTATGAGTAACAGTATTCTCTACGTCAAGTGTTAGCTTCATGCTGTATACCTCGCTGTCTTGTAGTCAAGTTCGCAGTGGACTGTGCCATGCCAACCTGATAACTTATTCTTTACTATATTAAGATGTCGCTGTACATCTTCCTCGTCTTGTCCTTCTACCTGTGGATTCTTAGCTATGAGAATCATAAGGTCAGCTTCTGCGGCTTTTCCTGTACGTGAGCCTTCCATCATGGCTTGGTTCAATACAATCTTACCTTCAGCTTCAGCAGACAACTGTGACATATAAAAGACTGCACACTCATACGTCTTGGCAATCTGCCTAGCATGTATTGCATTAGCCTTCAATGCTTCATCAGGTCGAGAGAATCCACTTGTCCTAGCAAACTTATCTCCCATATCCAACACTAGAATGTCAGGCTTGTATGCCTTACACACACTCTCCACCCATGCCATGTCACGATTAGATGCATA